GTAGATGTGCATCAGTTTGCAATGATTCCTAAAGCGGATATTCCCCGCAGTAAGTTCAAAGCACAAAAGACCCATAAGACAACTTTTGATGCAGGTTATTTGATTCCTGTGTATGTTGACGAAGTACTACCGGGCGATACTTTTAATTTAAAGATGACGGCATTTGCCCGTCTTGCTACACCTTTATATCCAATTATGGATAACATGCATTTGGATAGTTTCTTTTTCTTTGTGCCTAATCGTTTAATTTGGAATAATTGGCAGAAGTTTATGGGAGAACAAGAAGATCCGGGTGATTCTATTTCTTATACTGTTCCACAGATTGTTAGCCCTGCTAACGGGTTCCCTACTGGCGGTTTATATGATTACATGGGTTTACCCACTGTTGGTCAAGTAGGGTCAGGCAACACAGTAAGTGTTTGTGCGTTTTGGCCACGTGCTTATAATTTAATTTATAACGAGTGGTTTAGAGATCAGAATATGCAGAACTCTGTCACTGTTCATAAAGGTGATGGTCCAGACACTTATTCTGACTATACTTTGTTACGTCGCGGTAAGCGACATGATTATTTTACATCAGCTTTACCATGGCCACAAAAAGGGGCATCGGTAACGTTACCTTTGGGAACGTCTGCTCCTGTTAAATCGTTAGGAGTTGGTGGTACAGGACCCGGTTCAGTATACCGAGGTGATGGTAACCCTGATAGTCAATTACGTTGGGGTTCAAATAACGTTTCAGAGTCTATTTATGCTGATTTATCGACTGCGACGGCTGCAACAATTAATCAATTGCGTCAGTCATTTCAGATTCAAAAACTTTTGGAAAGGGACGCACGTGGAGGTACACGTTATACTGAAATTATTCGCTCTCATTTTGGAGTTGTTAGTCCAGACGCTCGTTTGCAGCGTCCTGAGTATCTTGGTGGCGGTTCCACTGTTGTTAATATCAATCCTATTGCCCAGACAAGTGCGACCAATCTTTCTGGAGGTACTACAGTTTTGGGCAATCTTGCGGCTATGGGCACGGCACTCGCAGGTGGTCATGGCTTTACGCAAAGCTTTGTAGAGCATGGCGTTATTATTGGTTTAGTGTCGGTTCGTGCTGATTTAACGTATCAGCAGGGCCTTCCACGTATGTGGTCAAGGTCTACACGTTATGATTTTTATTTTCCTGCATTTGCTACGCTTGGTGAGCAAGCGGTTCTTAATAAAGAGATTTATGCAAGAGGTAATTCAGCAGATAATGATGTATTTGGTTATCAAGAACGTTGGGCTGAATACCGTTATAAACCATCGATGATTACTGGTTTGTTTAGATCAACGACTAGTGGTACGTTAGATGCTTGGCATTTGGCACAGAAGTTTACATCATTGCCAACATTGAATAATACGTTTATTCAAGATACACCACCAGTTGATCGTGTTGTTGCTGTTGGTGCTGCTGCAAACGGACAACAGTTTTTATTTGATTCATTTTTTGATATTACTATGGCCAGACCTATGCCGATGTACAGTGTCCCCGGTCTAATAGATCATTTCTAATATGTGGGAGTCAATCGTACCTGCTGCTATTAGTGTCGCTGGCAATTTATTCGGTGGCGAGCGACAAAGCCAAACTAACATAGGTTTGGCTAATAGACAGATGGCATTTCAAGAAGATATGTCTAATACTGCTTATCAAAGAGCAGTAAAAGACATGGAAGCTGCAGGTATTAATCCTATGTTGGCAGCTAAATTAGGCGGTGCATCAACTCCTACAGGTGCTCAGACAACTGTTGAGAATGTATTAGGTCGTGCAGTAAGTAGTGGTGCAGATGCTTATCAAAAAGGTCAACAAGTTAGTAATTTACGTTTACAACAAGAAAATTTGAAATCTCAAAATTTGTTAACTCAAGCAGATGTTGTAAAGCGTAATGAAGAGACTCAGTTAATTAAAGCGCAGACTGCGTTAGCTATTGAATCTAGTGGTTTACCTACTGCGCAAAAGAATCAGTTATTACAATTAACAGGTTTACAGGCTGCTCAGACTACAACTGAGAGTGAAAAGCCCAATTTGGTTAAAGCCCAGACTAAGCTTGCCAAGTATCAAGCTGACAAAATATTAGCTGAAATTCCTTACATTGCAGGCTTATTACGGCATACAGAGCAGCAGACACGCACGTCAAGTGCTCATGAAGGTTATATTGCTAGTCAAGGTTTGCATTCAGCTGCAACATTACCTGTTTCAGTAAATGAAGGCAGATATGCTCAGATGACAGGTATTTTAAATCCTGCGGTTAAAACAGCTGGAGGTATATTGAATTCAGCTGCGTCCGTAGGTTTAAGAATACCGACTAAACGTACTACTGTTGGTAGTTATGGTGGTACACCAACGTTTCAACAATCAACTTATGGTTATTAAATGAAAGAACGTAAATTGCCATTTTTAAGAACACCGTATAATTACGATGTGGATAAAGTATCTGATGAGACTGGGCTCTCATGCCCCGAGCCTACATTGGCTCAACAGAACTTTAAAGACGAATGCGATATTAATCATATCGTTCGTCAGTTTGGTTTAACCGGTGAATTACCCGGTAAACCTTTGAATCCCCAATATGGGGATTTTTCAGGGGTTTTGGACTATCATTCGGCAGTTAATGCCGTATTGGCAGCCCAAGATGATTTTATGGAGCTGCCAGCCCAGTTGCGGAGTCGGTTTAATAACGACCCCGCAGAATTAATCGATTTTCTCGATAAAGAGGAAAATCGTGAAGAAGCAATTAAACTTGGTTTAGTTGCTGCCAAGCCCATTTCTGAGCCTTCAGAAACACCGATCGCCGAGCCGAAGGCCGGCGAAGCACAGTGACTTACTTGATGTAACTGTGCTAGGTGACACCAAATACCACAAGGAGAAGTTATGCTACGTAGAAACTATGTAAACAAGAAGAAGTCTGCCAGAATGTTTAAGCGGAACGTACGTCGTACGAAAGCCCCAAATATGCGTATGAATCCAATGCGTGGTGGCTGGAGGCTGTAATTGCCATGCTATCACCCGATAGCGGCATATCAGACAGTTGATGGTCAGGTAGTTTTTAGCGAAAGGCGATATTTCGACATTAGTCGAACATTATCATTGCCTTGCGGTCAGTGTGTTGGGTGTCGTTTAGAGCGTAGCCGTCAGTGGGCTATGCGATGTTTGCATGAAGCGAAGTCTCATGAAAACAATTGTTTTATCACGTTAACGTATAACGATGAACATTTACCTAGAAATAGGTCGTTAGATTATCGTGATTTTCAACTTTTTATGAAAAAGTTTAGGAAGAAATTTGGTGCTAACATTAGATTTTACATGTGCGGCGAGTATGGTGAAATGTTTGACAGACCTCACTTCCATGCCTGCATTTTCGGATTTGATTTTTCAGATAGAAAGTACCTCAAGACCACGGGCAGTGGTAGTAAGCTTTATAGATCCGAAGAACTTGAAAAATTATGGAAGTATGGCTATTCGTCTGTTGGAGACGTGAATTTTGAATCAGCTGCGTATGTAGCTAGATATATTATGAAGAAGGTTACAGGTCAAGGTAAGCATGATATGCATTACAAGTTTACCGATTTGGAAACTGGTGAGATTTTAGAGAAAAAGCCCGAGTTTAATAAGATGTCATTAAAACCGGGGATTGGTTATGAATGGTATAAGAGATATCGTAGTGATGTTTATCCTCATGACTATGTTGTTATTAATGGAAAAAAAGTTAGACCTCCTAAATATTATGACTTGAAGTACGCAAAAGAATCCCCATTTGAATGGGAAGAAGTTCAGCAAAAGCGTATTGATTTAGGTAAAGCTAACTTTGAAGATAATACCGATGCCAGGTTATTGGTAAAAGAGCAAATAACTAAGGCTCGGTTGAAGTTATTAAAACGTGAGTTAATTTAAGGAGTTGTTATGTTATCGGTTATTGTTAGTGTTAAAGATTCAGCAGCGGAAGCGTTTGGTCGACCAATGTATTTACAATCATTGGGAGTTGCTATTAGATCGTTTACTGATGAAGTAAATCGTGAAGATAAGGATAATCAATTATTTAATCATCCAGATGATTTTGATTTGTACGAATTAGGTGTTTTTGATGATTCAATTGGTAGATACGAACTTAGGGATAACCCTAGTGTAATTGTTCGTGGTAAAGATGTAAAAATTAAGTAATTCTTAAGGAGATAGTATGTTTCGCAATCGTTCGGTAGATGTCCATCAGTTTGCAATGATTCCTAAAGCGGATATTCCCCGTAGTAAGTTCAAAGCACAAAAGACCCATAAGACAACTTTTGATGCAGGCTATCTGATTCCTGTGTATG